CTCTCGTAAGTAATTGCCCATCTTCAAGTCCTTAGCTTCCGATCATTGATTTTTTATCGGGAGCCGCATCGCCTGCGCCTTTTTTCTCAGCGCCGTGGCCTTTTGGCATAGACGTCATAGACTTGCTTGCTTTACCACCAGGAACATTTACATTACCTGCATTATCTTCCTTTGTAGTTGGAGCTGCAAGACCACCTTTTGTGCCGCCGCTTCCGCCGTCACCGCCTTGTACCAAGTTTGAGCTTGTGCCGCCCATGTCATTTTTGCCAGCTACTGGAGATTTAGTGTTGTCACCGTTATCGCCCATTTTTGCTGTCACTTTTTCAACATATTCGCGCATCTGCTCGCCTGCAGACTTTTCAGTAGCTTCGTCAGTTTCTTCGTCATCTGCTTCGTCTACTTCTTCGTCTGAAGCTTCATAAGCGACTGCTTCTTCTTCAGGTGCTTCTTCTTCACCTTCTTCGTCGCCCATATCCATTTCAGCTTCGTCGTCTTCGCTTTCTTCTCCACCATCTTCTTTGTCTTTGATGATTTCTTCGAATTCTGCTTTAAGATCTTCTAACTCAGCTTCTAAATCTTTAATATCGCCTTGTGTAGCTGGAGCATCGTCGTCGCCTTCGCCTTCGCCGTCGCCCATGTCCATTGCCATGTCATCTTCAGCGTCTCCGCCCATTGGTGCATCCATGTCCATGTCCATGTCTCCGCCCATGTCGTCATCGCCTTCAACTTCAAATTCGTCTAAGTCAAAGTCTTCTTTAACGTCTTTGTCATCTTCGTCGTCTTTTTCTTCGTCCTTAGCTGCTTCTTCAACGTCTTTGTCTTCATCTTTTGATGCTTCTTCAACGTCTTTGTCTTCATCTTTTGCTTTTTCTTCTACTTCTTTGTCTTCTACATCGTCAGCAAGTAGATTTTCGTAGATGTCTCTTGACTTTTCTACTACAATTTCGTGGAATAATTCTTCCGCTTTTGCGCGGTCATTATTTACGAGATGCTCTAGCATCTCTTCAAATTTATTTGATTTTGCCATTTTTATCTCCTATAAATGTTATACCTATGGTAAGGCTGTCAATATTATTTACTATTTATAAGAAAAAGTACGTAGAAATAGGCTCAAAACGAGCCATTTTCACTCGATCTGGGCAAAAGTTGGAAGATTTTCATGAAATCATCAACTGAAATAGTTTTAAAATTATCAAACTTATTTAGTTCCTCGGGCTTGTAGTTATCTGGCTGTATAACTCTTACATATTGTATATGACTATGTTGTTTCAATACACTAGCTGTTTGCCTTAGCCAATTGCCGAAGAATGTTGCACCATCGGTACTTTTTTTATAGTTAGGAGTATCAGCAAAAAGATTGTTAAATTTAGAGCCTTTCTCTAAACCCTTGTAGTCAAATCCTAAAATATATATTATTTCGTATTGATGTTGACTAGCTAACCACAATGCAGTTGGTCCTGAGCTCCATCCTTTTGAAGGATTGAATAAATTTAAGTTTGGAATTCTATTGTATGCTCTGTTTGGGTTTGTCCAAAGTTGATGTTTCTTTTGATATCCTGTTTTTGCAATTTCTAGGACCATTTTTGCATCAACAGCGACTAGATAATCTGGTGCAAATGACCTGTACATTGCATTACATCCATATATTTTACCTACAGGAGATAATCGTTCTATATCTATAGGCGATCTGCTTGTACCATTGCCTATTACAAATGCTATATGATGATTATTTTTTTGTTTTGGTGCTTCGGGAACTACTATATCTTGACGTTTTTTAATACGTCTTTGTTCTTTTTCAGCTTTGCGTTGTTCACGGATTTCGTGCCACTGCTCTTTAGAATATTGTCTTTTATCTATTTTGGCCAATTATCATACTCCGCCAGCCTGTGCTTGCGCTGCAATACCATACATTTGTCTTATAAAATCTATTTCTTTTGCTTTTTCTTCTGTATGTAATTCGCTTGCTTTTCTTGCACGATTTATCTGGGCGAGAGTAAGTCTTGTTTTGCGTGTGTCGTCTAGTTCTACTACCGATTGGTCATACTGAGGATCATATCTGTTGTCTTCAACAGGTTCAAGTGTTTCTTTATCATAATAAAAAAGTTCTCTCAGTATCATAGTATTATTTACCTATATTGTTCCTTCGCCACCTTCGTCACCTGCTGGTGCTTCTGCCGCGGCCGCATCACCTGCTGCAGATTCTGGTGAATCTCCTGCACCAGCATCTTCACCTTCACCTTCAACGCTGGCTTGATCTTCTGCTCCTGCAATGTCTGCACTAATTCCTGCACTAGAAATTCCTACACTACGCATTTCTCCTGCTTGATCACCTGGAGGTGGTGTAAGTGTTTCATCATTTTCTTCTCTCCACATACGTTCATTTTCAGCTAGGTCTTCTTCACTTAATCCTAAGAATCGTTTTAATGCAAAACGGTTAGAAATAAATGGTATAGCCTGTACTTGTGCAAAACTACTAATACGTTGATTATCTAATTCTGTTTGTCTATATGCTGCAAAGTTTTGTGGTGGTTCAAATTTAATATCAAACATGCCAGTATCAATATTAACACCTTTTTCTAGTAAGTATTTTTTAAATTCTTGATCAAATTCTTCCACAAGTAAATTTTGTAGACGTATACAATATGTGTTAAATCTTAATTCTTGAATAAATGCTGTGCCAACCCTGCCATCATTATAGCTTGCTTGACTATCGTCTGCGCCAGTAGGTAAGTATGAACTTGGTATACGGAGACCACGAACAAGTTTATTAGTAAAGTATCTTAGATCATCAATCTCTCCAAGATTAGTACCTCCAGGTAGTGTTTCAACTTTTGATCCTCTACCTTCTGCTGTTTGTGGGAAGAAGTAGTCTTCGTTTGTTGACAGAGGATTGTATGCTGAATCAATTACATTTGTGCCTCCACCTGTTTTTGATGGAATACGCCTTTGATGTATTTCTGTTTTTACACGTTCCACAAACTGCATAGCAAGGTGACTTGGCATATTACCTACATCAACATAGAACACTCTGCGTTCAGGTGCTCTTTGCACACGATAGATAATAATTGCATCTTCTAATAATTCTTTTTGTTTGTATACTTTAAAGATTGTTTCTAGTAATGAATTACCAAAAGGATAATTGTTATCTAATCCTTCTGACAAACTTAGATGCACCATGTGTTTTGCATCAACACTTACTTCACCGTCTTCAATAGTAAAACGTGATCCACTTGGACTTGGATAATTTCCTACCATGCCACGAACGCCGCCTTCGTAATATCCACTGCCTCCGCCTGTAATATTACCGTTGGTCTGTAATGGCTTTGTAGCTACCATGTCTTTAAAATTAAACTGAACATCTTTAATTACGTACTGTTCAGGAATTTTGCCTTCTGACTCATTAACAATAATTCTTTGCACTTTACCAGGATCAACATGAAATAGTTTTTTTGTTTCTGGATCTCTTAGAAAGAATCCATCTCCGTATTTGAAAACATTACGGAATATACGAAACATTCTATTTTCAAAGTTGTTTAGTTTGTACCATTGTTTTAGATATTGTGAAAGTATTTGTACTTCAGAATTAGTTGCATCTTTGTAAAATTTAAAATCAAAGTGTGTTTCGTTTTTTCGATTCTTTTGTGTACAAAATTCTGCAAGTATATCAAGAGCTGCATTTACTTCACTGTCAAGATCCATAGTATTGTACTGACCATAACGATCAATACGATTAGGTGTTCCTGTATATACATCTGGTAGATAGCTGTTGTAGTTTGTCCTTGCAGGACCTGGTCTGGTGCTTGCTGTCTTACCCGATATAGGAGAGTAGCTACCTGCTGTATTGTCTCCTCCGTCTACCGGAGTAAAGTATTTTTTCCAACTCATTTTAAATTCCTACGCTTTGCATTAGATTTCCATCAAGACCTTTGGTTGCTTTCAGTTGTCTATTTGCAGTTTCAAGCGTTCTTTTATTTATTTCTACTAATTGTAGCACACTTTGGTTCAGGTTGTCAAGAGAATCTTCACTAGTTGCACCGGTTTTGCTTGTATTTGCCATAGCCATAGTTGTTTGTGCAGCTTCTGACATAGGTACACCTGTTGTTGCCATTTCGTTGGCAAGCTGTGTAGGATCAAACTTTCCACCGCTTAGATCAGCTAATAGATTGCTTAATGCTCCACTATTGGCCATTCCTAACAGTTGTCCCTCTGGAGATTTAGCAGGAACAATAGCTTCTAGGTCGTGTAATAGCTGTGCAGATCCTTGGCCAAAATCTTTAAATCCGCCAGATCCGCTCATGTTGCTGTTTTCGTCATCACCAAACCAACTGCTGATACTATTCCACATACGTCCTATTAATGAAAGAGAACTTCCTTCATCGTTATTTCCTGCTTGAGATTGGGTGACTTGATTATCCTCTCTGATATTTTGTAGTTCTTTTGCAAAGGCTGCTGTTATTTGTCCTGATGTGTTTATTACTTCAGCGGCAAGCAATTTATCTCTTGCTAGATTTTTTTCTTCTTGTGTTGCAGTTGCATCAGTTAATGTTTTTAAATTGGCTACAATAGCGTCAACATCTTTGCCTGCTGCTTCTAATTCTGTTGCAAACATTTGTATCAATGGAATATTTTCAGAAAGAGTAGTACCAGGCACTAGATTGTTTAGTCCATCAATTATAGTACCCATTGCTTCTTTGGCTTTTTTTCCTATTTCTCCTTCGACTTGTGAAAATCCTTCTAGCAAAACACTGTTTGTTTGTATTTGTTCACCTATCTTTTGGTTTGCGTCTGATACTGTATTTGATAAACCAACCTGTGCTTTGTTGACTGCATTTAACGCATCTTGTCCTTGTTGATTTCCGGACATCTGCGTTTCCATGTTGGTGTTTATAGTTTCTAGATTTTGCACAAAGGCTTCTCTCATTGAAAGTTCTACGCCTGTATTTTTTTTAATCTTATCAATTACTGCTTTTGTAGCATCAATCAAGTCACCTGTTTCTTCAAGAACATTTGCTTGTGCTTGTGCAACTTCATTTATTTGTGCAAACCTAGCAATTTGTAAACCTTGCCTACTACTAGCAAATTCTTGTTCAGCTGCTACTGCCTGTTTAGCTAATTCCATTGCACGTTCTTTATCACCACGTGCCATAGCATCTCTAGCCTGTTGTGCTAGTGCTGCTGCTTCTTGGTTTACAGCTGCATAGTTTTGAGTTGCTTCTGTAAGAGGAGCGTTTGCTTGTACTTGATCTGAAAATAAATTCTGTAGTGTTTTTGATCCAGATGATAAAATGTTTTGTACTTCGCCAAATGTTTGTGTAGCATTTGAAACTCCGTCCATTTCCATTAAACGCAAACTTGCCTGTGTTGCACCGTCACGCTGTTTAGCCATCATTTCATCTTGCATTTGTTTTGCATCTTTACCAGTTAGTTTGGCAACCACAGTCATGTTTTTTGCAAGTTCGGATGCAGCTTTGATTTGTTCTTGATCGCTCATTCCTGTTTGTAGAGCTTGACGTCTAAGTAGCTGTGTATTTTTTAAGATAAATTCATTTGATTCTTCTAGACTATAACCTAGATTCATAAAACCATCAATGGCTCCGTCACGGAACATTACATCAGAAAGTTCTGCAAAACGTTTAGCACCGTCAGTAGCATTACCTCCTAAACCAACAAGAGCTTGTGAATTTGCGGATACTATTCCTGCAAATTGATCTAGTGGCATTCTTGTTTTTGCTGCTTGTACTCTTAAATCACCTAGATTTCCGTTTAGGCCAATACCAACTTTGCTAAGTCCTTGAAATGCACCTTGTGTATCTTCTAGGTATCCAGCAATACTAGTACCTACACCTGCTATTGTTCCGGCGAAACTTGGTAAAATATCAGCTATTTCTTTAGAAAATGTAGTAATACTGTTGCCGCCTTGTGCTAAAACTTTTCCGAAACCATCTACTGCATCGTTTGCAGTTTTGTACACTGTAGAACTACCGCCGCCGCCTCCGCCGCCCGTACTACCGCCGCCGCCTG